GTAGGTGGTCTTTTAGGCCTGCAAATGGGCGGTATGCCGGGTACATCTAATCCTATACCATATCAAAATGGTGGAGAAGCTGGATTACAATATGCTGAAGATTATGAATATTCTCCAAGTGGATTAGAAAAGATTTTAGACGTACTTCCCTTAATAGGAGGTAAAAGAGATTATGATAGAGCTGAAAAATATATAAAGAATGTTCATTGGAATCCTGAAGATGTTGAAGTTAGAGAAGCTCAAGATAAGAGAGGGATGGATGTATTTGGTAGAGAATCTTCATTCAAGCAAGAAGAAGATGATTTAACTACAGCAAATAAGTGGCAAAAAAGAGCTTTAACTATGGCTCAGGAAGACCCAAGAAATTTTAGTTATAGAAATATATCCGAAGAAGATGACTTAACTGGTATTGACCAATTTATAATTGGTAGTCCTTCCGGTCATATAATGACAACAGATAGGACACAAGACTATACAGTAGACCCTCATAATATAGCTAAATCAAGTAAAGATTATAAAGGTATTTTAGGTATGTTAGGGATACCAAGATATAGTGGAAGCATAAAAGAAAATCCGGGTATAAACCCTTATATAGACCCATCTTATTTTAAAGAACAAATAAAGCAAACAGATGCTCGAAGGCTTGCTGAAGGCGGATATTTGCGACAATATAATCTAGGTGGTTCAGTTGCTCAACAACCAATGTCATATCAATTAGGCGGACTCCTTAAATACAAACGTAACCCAATGGTAGGATAATGGCATCTAAGTATAGTAGACAACCGGGAGATAGTATACTGGCTTTATTAGAGCCGGGTGAATATGTATTAAATCGAAATGCTGTCGATGCGATTGGCAAAGAGAACCTTGATGAATTAAATTTTGAAGATGCTCCTAGATTTAATATGGCTCAAAGAATGCAAATGCAAGTTGGTGGTATGCTTGGAGATATGATTGGTATGCAAACTGGTGGTTCAATGGAGTATGGTGGAGCTACTACTGAAATGCCTACATTCCCATATCTATATGAAAAAATGGATATACAACCAGTAGGCGAGCAGAAAGATGATTTTGAAAGAACCAATGCTTATGACCCATCATCAGAGGGAGTTCATTTTGAAGATTATTCCAGAGCTGTATCAGATTCTACTAAAACTGGACAACAAAAATTATTAAGCCAAGGTCAAGAACTTGCTCAACAATCAGCTCAATCTGGATTTGCAGGAGCTGGAGGCCCTCCAGCGGTAGCTGGTATGGGTAGGGATACTATCATGGCTGATTTTATGTCTCAACAAGCAGCGGCTCAATCATCATTGTTTAAAGGTGTTAAATCTGAAAGAGATAATTGGCTAAGAACAACTGGTCAAAATTTACTTCAATTACAACAAGCGGAAGGAACTGTAGATTATAATCCATCTACAGCAGGTTATGTTTATAATCCAGCAACGGCTCCTCAAGGATGGGAAGGTGGTAATGACGCTCCCGCTGATGGAACAACATTCACAGATACAGCTGGAGATGATTGGAGGTATAAAGATGGATATGGATGGGCTAAGGCAAGGCAATCTTAAAATGTATATAAGTTTTAAATAGGAATTTAATTATGAGTAATGGTAGACATGATGTAATAAAACCAGCAGCTGTAAGTATATCACCCGCAGATGATTGGCAAAC